GAAAGATTTCCTATTATTGTAAGAGAACAGGTTGCTTCCCCTCTTGGTGTTAAATGGATAAAAGGCTATGTTCAGAATGTAAACAAATCTGACAATGGTGATGTGGTTTCATTAGATTTAAAAGATGGCAGTAATATTGAAGGTGACATTTTTGTTGACTGTACTGGGTTTCACAGATTGCTAATGAAACAAATGCCTACTAAGTGGAAGCAGTTAACCCATCTACCTACGCAATCTGCGATAGTTGCTCCTATAAAATATAAAGATCCTTACAATGAAATGAAGCCGTACACACAAAGTTATGCTCAAAAGAATGGTTGGAATTTTATTATTCCGTTATACAGTCGAATGGGATCTGGTTATATTTTTGATAAAAACTCCGAAGATCCCGATTCAGCTAGAGAAAGGTTTATTAAGTATTGGGATGGTTACGACTTTGTAAAAGACCCAAGATTGATTCAGTGGGAATCAGGTTGGTATGAAGATGCATGGATAAATAATGTTGTTGGTGTGGGTATGAGTCAAGGGTTTGTAGATCCCATGGAAGCCAACAGTATTTACGTAGCACAAAGTTGTATTCAGATTCTTGATCAGGTACTGGAGAAGTATAAACATAAAGATATACCAGAGATAGCTAAAAAAAGCTACAGTAGACAACAGCAAAAATTAGAAAAACAAATCTCAGATTTTATTAGTTATCATTTTACTTTGTCGAAAAGAAAAGACTCTCCTATGTGGAAAAAATGGGGGAACAACACAGAAGATGCCATAAAGAACTGGCAAGAATATAGATCTCCAAGAGGTTACACTGGTCGTAATATGTTTTTAGATTATCAATGGGCGCAACAACAGTTATACCTAGATCGCTTTGATAAGAATTGTGATATTAAAATAAAAGAATCTCTCATGCCACTTGCAAAAGTAAACTTTGACTTTATAAAAAATAAAGGTGAAGCTTTATCTAATTATGCACCCAATGTATATGATTACTTAAGAGAAAAAATGTATAATGGTGCAACACCTTCAGAGGTTTTAGAAAATGATTTACATTGATAGTATAGAATATCTTGAAAGTGATAATGATCATGTTAGATCGTCAGTCATAAATTATTTAGAAAATTGGAACATAACTGTAAGCACTAGTGGAACAACTGGTAAGCCTAAGACCTTTAAGCATGATAGTAAACTTATGCATAAGATTGCTGAGTACAATGCTGAAGCATTTGGTTTAAGTTCAAATAGCACTATGATGGCTCTGTATAATCCAAGAGGCATTGGCTTTACCTCTATGAGTCTATATCCTTGTGCGTTAGCAAATTGTGATGTTTTCGTTGAAACAACAGTATCAGATTATCCTAATAGAATACGAGAAATAAATCCAACTCACTCTCTTATGTTACCTAATGTGTGGAAGACTTGGCACAGGCATAAGTCATGGAAGAGTTTGGATCTTAGTGGTGTACAACAACTTCAAGTAGGAAGTGATGTTACTCCTAATGGTATGATGGAAGATCTAAGGTCTAAAGGAGCGCAACAAGTTAACACAGCTTATGGAAGCACAGAGGTTCCACCCCTAATAATGTCCACTGAACAGCAAGACATTTATCACTTCAATGATATAAATCCTATGATAGACTATAAGAACATTAATCATGAAGATGGATCTATAGAGTTTGCTTGTAAGTATAAAGATCAGGATGAATGGTGGAATAGCGGAGACCTTATAGAATATAATAGTAAAGGTGAGTTCTTCTTTGCAGGGCGTCAACACAACGCATTTAAAATGGAGAACTGTGGTGATAGAGTATATCCAGAACAGATAGAAAAAGTTGCTATAGAAAATGGTGCAAGTTTAGCACTGTGTAGAAAAGTCAGCAAGCAATGTGTAGTTTATTTCACTGGTGATATGAATATTAAAAACTTTATTAAAGATCATGTTTGTGGTTATGAGGTTGTTCCAAAGAAAGTTGATAGCATTGCTATTGATGATAATCTACGTAAAGTAAAAAGGAATCAGATTATTGAAAAGGTTATTTGATACTAATCTTCCGAATGTAAAATATCTTCTTACTGATAATAAAAATGATAACTATGTTGAGGAGTGGGTGTGGAATGCTTGTAGTTTAGCATCTAAAAACAACCTTAGTCAACTTGATGACAACCCTTTTACATATGATCGTATGATAGACTATGATAGAGACTATACGGCATTATATCTAGTCAACGACAAACCTACATATGGTTATTTTTTTAAAAAAACTCCGCAAGTAGATGGTAGAGTTATAAGAAAACTGAGAGCCTATAACACTGATCAAAATAATTTTCTTTTAGGTTTTAAGTTTTGGAAACTAGAAGGAGATAACTTTAAAAATAACTTAAAACCTTTTTTTGCTGAACAGGGTATTGATACTATATATTTTACTAGACACGTTGAAGCAAATGGAGTAAAAGAAAACAAGTGGCGCACTAACCGTAAAACACCAAAGTTAGGATATATTATGTATGGTATCTATGGTGTAAAAGTAAAAGGTTTAATTCAAAATATTCATTATTATAGCACAAATCCATCAGAAACAATACATGACCATTCTTTTGTGCTAAATTTTAATAAGATTTAATCCTATGTTTAGTAAAGAACAAGAGGCATTTCTTATTCCTACATTACACTATGTAATAGTAAATGGTGCAATGTCAGAATATACTAGGGGTCAGAGAGAATACCTATTTGCTATTACAAGCAAGGAGAATGATTGTATATATTGTCATGACATACATATGCATTGGGCAATCAAGCATGGTGTAACAGAGGATGAAAAACTAGAGATTATGAGTGCAACTGGCACAGAAATAGAAACCATAAAGGCTTTTGCTAAGTTTGCGAACAGTCTTGTAAAGTATAATGAGGAACACTTATGGAACAAGAAATAAGACTTTATACACAACCTCTATGTGGCTACTGTGATATTATAAAAGAAATGCTGGACAAAGCTGGATATGTGTATTATACTATAGACATAACTAAAGTAGACGGATCTAAACGTTTTCTGAAAGAGCGTAACCATAAGACTGTACCTCAGTTGTATGTCGGTGATACTCATGTTAACAAAAAAGATACCCTAGAGTATAGTATAGAAGAACTATCTAATATTATAAATGAAGCAAGACTTGATCCATGTTTTGCTAATTGGCCTGATGGTAATGGAGAACAAGGATTATAATGCCAAAACTTTTTGATTATGTTACAAGTATAAATACGTCTAAGATAGATCTTATGAAGGACGATAGAGATGCAAATGTCTATAACGCTTTCTATATTAATCGCTCTCTTAGCTATTTTGCTGATACTGTTGGCCTTGCAAATGTGGTAAACCAATACCACCACCTCGACAAAAAACTACAATATCATTTTCTTATAAATATCATCAGGAAGCGGAAACGTTTTTCTAAATGGATGAAAGCCGAAAGTGAAAGTGATATTGATGCGGTTCAAGAATACTATGGTTATAGCAAAGAAAAAGCCAAACAAGTTCTCCCCCTATTATCACCTGATCAAATAATAATAATAATAAAGAAGGTGAGCAAAGGTGGAAGAAAATAACATTGTAAAATGGGTGCCAAGTGATATGCTTGAAGTCACTCTAAATGAGCCAGATGATTTTTTAAAAATAAGAGAAACGCTTACACGTATTGGTGTGGCTTCCCGCAAAGATAAAAAACTATTTCAATCATGTCATATATTACACAAGCAAGGTAGATACTTTATAGTTCACTTTAAAGAACTATTCATGCTTGATGGTAAGAAAGCTAATCTAGAACAGAGCGACTTAGAGCGCAGAAACACAATCGCTACATTGTTAAGTGATTGGGGGTTACTTGATTGGGCAGTAAAGGATGCTGAACATCCTTGTGCTCCTCTACGTCTGATTAAGATTATTCCTTTTAAAGAGAAGAGTGAATGGGAGCTTTGTCCTAAGTATAATATCGGAAACAAGCAGTAATGATTCCTGAGGAACTAAAAGAAGCCATAGCCAACAGGAAAGCTCTTCACAGTAAATCTAATATACCAGAGAGTGCTTTTCCTGATTGGAATGATTTAGTACCATACTTCGACAGATCATTTCTTAATGGTAACAAAAGAGCAAAAGATCCACATAAAATATTTTGTAATGTGTTATCTGAAGATTTTCCTATAGTCCGACAGATAAAAGTTTTGCTTGGAACTGTGATCAATAGTGTCGATATATCTTGCCATTGTTATGCTGGCTTTAGTCCTAATGCCATAGCATCTCCACCTCACTGTGATCCAATGCACGTATTGTTTTTTATGATACAAGGATCTATGCCTTGGAAGATATTTGAGGGTGGGTGTGACTATAATGATGAGACACAGACTATGACAAGTAAATCTACATTCTCTAGAAGATTAGTTCAAGGCGATTTTGTATATGTGCCTAAGGGAGTTTATCATTGTGCAATACCTGATAGTTCGAGAGTAGGTTTTTCTTTTGGTTGGGTGTAAGTTTTTAGTTTTTCTTGTATAAATAACCTCAATGTGAGTCAGGCAATGAAGGAAAAATAATGACGCAACTAATAGACCCCCAAAAATTTACAGACACAGTTGGCCTTTTAAGGTCATTTTTTTTGTCTAAAGGATTTTTAGAAGTACACACGCAGAATAGATTGAGTATCTTAGCCGCTTGTGAAGACCCGTTTAACGTGGCAACATATAATTATGCAGGGGAAACGTGGCCCCTTCCCCAAACAGGCCAGATGTGGCTAGAACATGAGTTACTCACCAAGCCCTCTTCTCAGGGCTTTTTTTGTGTCTCCACGTCATATAGACAAGAGCCAAACGCAATCCCCGGACGCCATGACATAATCTTCCCAATGTTTGAGTTTGAAATGCCCGGTGACATAAATGATCTTAAGGCAATGGAATATGAGTTATGTGAATACTTAGGTTTCAAAGAGCCTACAGAAAAAACATATAGAGAATGGCAAAAGCATTATGGTGTTCATAGCAATTCAGAACTTACAGCACAACATGAACTGGCAATGCAAAATTTCTTTGGACCCACACTAATCACAGACTTCCCAGAAATGACTAGCCCCTTCTGGAATATGAGTAGGAATGAAGGTGGAGAGACCAGTAAGAAGATTGATGTTATCTTGGGTGGTATGGAAACAATCGGTAGTGCTGAACGGAGTTGTGACGTAGATATGATGAGAGATACATTCTACAGCATAACCGAAGGTGCTTACTCAAAGTTGTTGTTCGAACTATTTGGTAAAGAGAGAGTAGAGGCAGAACTAGAAGAGTTCTTTAAGTTTGACTTCTTTCCTAGAGTCGGTGGCGGTATCGGTATTACTAGAATGATACCAGCACTTCAAGCTATCAAAACAATATAGTAATAATCTGGGGTGGTGAAACTGGTAAACACGCACGACTGTTTATCGTGTGGCGAAAGCTTTGAAGGTTCGACTCCTTCCCCCAGAGCCAGTTTTTTCATATGGGGTATTGACAAATAGCATAACTAGTGTTATATTATGTATTATAAATAATAGCATGATATTACTAATACCTATTTTAGGTCTATTAATAATATTATAGTATTAGTAGTGCAGATAATCTGGCTACAATATAATCTTGCTTGATCAAAAGGAGATACAAATGACAGGCTTACATCAACTATTCCCACGTTCATCTTTTGTTGGATT